CTTGGGTAAAGATAGACACATGCTCAGACTTGATGCTCCCTTGCACCTCGTCGTGTACATGCAGACATGGAATGTAATCCTGTCCCCACTTTAGTCCTCGTTTCTCAAGCTCCTGCCTCAGGAATATAAACTGCCAGCGCATGACTACTGCGCCAGCAGACTGAAGCAAGCTGTTCAGTGCGCTGTGCTTTGCGCGGGTGGCTACCCGCCTACCGTCCAGTGACTTGACTGCACCCTGCCGCCCGCGGAAGTGCTCGATCTCCCGCAGCAGTGGCTTCATGCCTTCGATCTTAGCTGCGAAGCTGGCACGAATCAGGCGACCACGGCGATAGTCACCCCCACCTAGACGGCCAAGGTGATCGTCACCAGCCCCATACAGCCACGCGTATTCAATTGTTTTGGTTTCCGGCCTGCTTACTTCAATGCCTACGGAATGCAGGATCTCCATAAACATAGAGTGGATGTCACCTGAATCGACGATCGCAGCGTAGCGACCACCGTCCCATCGCCCAAGGTAGTGGGCCAGCATCCGCTGCTCCAGACCAGACGCATCGCCGCCGATCAGCAGCATACCCGGCTCAGGCTTAAAGAGGCTGCGGATCTCCTTACCCCACGGCTTGCGTACACTGGTCGGGTTGCCAAGGTTGGGGCGCGAATGGCTACAGCGGTGGGTAATAGTACCGATGTGCATGGTCCGCGCATGGATGCGGCCATCCTTAACTAGGTTAAGATAGCTACCCCTTCCCTCTTCAAGGATACCGATGCGTGCATTAACAATGTACAACTCTGCTGCCCACTTGGCTTCTTCGTACATGTCTGCTAGTTGCAGCATGATCTCTTCCACCATCGCAGGCCGCTGCTTCCCATCATCAGTAAACTGTGAAGGGACCCAGCCATACTTAGATTGTAGACGCCGCGCAAGCTCCAGCCTTGAGCCGGGGTTGAACGGCTCCTCCCGGTAGTCTACCAGTTGGCCTTCTGAATTACGGCGCTGCGCTCGTTTACCTGTACGCTTGTTGATCGCGTACAGAATCTTCTTAGGCGGGAACGCCTTGGCAAGCTTAGCCTCTAGCTTTAACTTGCGTGGGTACAGTTGGGCCAGCAGGTCCTCGGCCCCGTCTACGTCGAAGCATACCCCCTGCTTACCTAGCGCCTCCATCTCAATCGAGAACGCCTGTTCGAGTTGAAGAGTAGTGAAGCCGTCCGCTTGAAATCGAGGCAGTCTAGGCTCCAAGTGTTTATACAAGGCAAGCGTGACTACCACATCTTGCTTACCATACACCAGCATCTCTTCATCTAGCTTGAGGAAGTCACCAGTGTAGTCACCCTTAGCTACTTCAAGTCTGTGTCCCCAGGCTCCGAGGCTGTGGCTTCCGGTGTGCCTTGCACACTCATGTCCTTTAGGCCAGCGAGAATAGTCTTTCTCGCGGAGGTCACTGTAGACAAGTCTTGAAGCGACGAGAGTATCAACCAACTCCGCGCTGTGTTTGAATCCACAGATCCATTCGAGGCGCGGCAAGTCAAAGCCTTGAATGTTGTGGCCGACAAGTTTCTTAGCTGACGCGAGACGTTGCAGCCCGTCTTCAATCGTACCAGTTCGTTCCAACTCAGGGTTGTCGTGGTACGCGCAGACTTTCTCTTCTTCATGTAGATCAATAAGAGTAATAAGCCAGAGGTGATCCGCCTCAGGTAGAGGAGTCGTCTCGATGTCGAAGATGATAGTCGAGTTTAGTTCGGATGTCATCGGCTGCTTCGCTTGGCGTCCCTTCATTTTCGATAGTGTAGTCTACGTACTTAAGTAGTTCAGTTGTGTTGCGTTCGCTGGCATGGTCGTTAACTGGACCAGAACCAGTGCGGCTCACGCCGAAGATAACACCACCGAAATTCCTGCGGACAAACGCAAGCTCATTCTCATATCGGATATCAGTGAAGACAGCATTCATCGGAACGCCAGCATTGTTTAGCTTGTTAATCCAATAGTCCTTATCTACCTCCCGCATGAACTGCCCGAGGTTCTGCAACTTCTCCCTAGTGTGGAATGAGTTGTCTCGCTTGTTGCGCTCCAGAACCCACAGGCTTTTCTGGTAGTGGGGGTCAAGCTCAAGCAACAGTTCCTTTACTGCGTCACCAAAAGCAAACCGTTGGTAGCCATACTTGTCGCATAGCTCTGCGGCAAGAGTATCCTTACCCGTATTCGGGTAGCCGACTAAGCCAACTACTGTCATTGCATGTCTGCCTCAGTGAAGTCATGCACTGACTGTAGTCTACCCGTCTCCATGTCAAACGACAGGTGACCCGCGGGTCCGGTTCGTCCAGAGTAGCGGTTCTTAAGTACACGCAGTGTGGAAATGTGGCGCTCCGTCTCGTCCGTCGCTTGCTGGTCACGCTCCAATCCAATCACCATGTCGCTAAGCTGGGCCAGCGCAGCCGAGCCACGCAGTTGAGACAGTGACACCATCGCCCCGTCTTCGTGCCCCTTACCTTGCGGTCGCTTCAGGTGGCTAACGAGGAACAGAGCAATGCCAGTCTCTTCCACAATCTTACGCAGCCGAGTCATGAGCGAGTCGATAGCCTTACGCTCATCGTCCACATCCATTGCGGATATAACAATACTAACGTGGTCCAGTACAATCACCTTAGTATCCAGACCCTTGGCAATGTAACGCAACAGCGCACACAGTTCGTCCGGGTCAGACCACGCGAACCCATCGAACACATAAAGCTTGTCGCCCCACTCCTTATGTGCAGCCTCGACAGCCTGTCTACTTTCATCGGAGTGGTCAGTGATGAGGGGCCTGCCAGCGTGGACAGTATAGATGCCGCGCACCGTCCGGTACGGATCCGCTTCGAGGGCTATGACTGCTACACTTTCCTCTTGCTTTAGACAGTGCGCGGCAATTTCATTACACAGTGTACTCTTACCTACGCCGGAACCAGCACACAACATTACTAGTTCACGGAACCGGATGCCTCCGGTCAGTTCGTTCAGATCATCGTAAGGGTACGGGCCAAGCTCAGCCACGTGGCGCTCAGTTGCCCGGCGCAGTAGCTCGTCACCATGCAGCAGGCTATCAGGTGTCCAGCGTGGGGCATCCCAAATAGCTCGATAAAGCTCGTCCCCTCGGTGGGCCTTGAGCATCTCGCATGGATCCTTGAGGGGCAGGCGAGCCACGCGCAGTCGGCCCGGCTCGATCAGGTCACGGCAGTCAGCCACTGCCTGCCGCCCCGCCTCGTCCTCGTCGAAGCAGAATACTACCTGCTCAAAGTTCTGAATCCATTTCAGATCTTTCTTAATGTACTTGCGTGCTTGCTGTGCGCCGTGCGGGACAGACACAACAGGGTACTTGTTACCAAAGACCTGACTAACGGCAAGCGTGTCAAGCTCACCCTCAGTGATAATTAGAATACGGTTCGCAGAACGAACGCGAGACTTACCCCAAAGACCGATAGCAGAACTATCACCGAGGGTACGAAAATCTTTTTTGCCTGTCTCAGGGTCTGCGAAGCGTAGCTTCTGAGCAACGACAGTACCTGTCGCATCCTCGAACGATGCAACCTGCACCTCCTTACCCTTCCAAACAGCGAAGCCGTAGCCATAACGTTCACAAGTTTTCTTTTCAATTCGTCTACTCCCAATCGGTCTGATGTCTACGCCAGAAATAAGCTTGCTCGTAGCGATAGGCATGAAGTCGTTCTCCGTTTGCTTAGTGTAACCAGTGCCTCCGGCGTGAGCCCCACACGAAAAGCAGTGACCCCCACCGCTGTCGTCAGTAGCCCAGCCTCGTCGCGCCCCGCAGTGGGGGCATGTCTCACGTTTGTTTTTTAAAGCCATAGTGTGCAATAGCTAGTGCGTCAGCCATGCCGTCGTGCGGCTTCTTGCTTCGCGGAGTTGCAAGCAAGTTAACAGTAGGGTACTGATGCCGTAGGAAAGCAATCGTACCTAACTTGTCGTGCTCGTAGTTAGCACCAAGCACGATCTTCTTCCAAGTCCGGGGAACTACGAGGATGTAGTCAGCAGACATAGCCCCAAGTATCCCAAGCAGTCCACCGTAGTTAGCCCCGAACTTAAACGTGGAGCTAACGCCTTGCCCAGTGAAGGCGTGAACCTTTTCAATTACAACTGTCGTCTTCTTGGCAGGTTCCCAATGGCTGAGGAGGCGGTACACTTTGTTCCAATCAATAGGCGTACCGTAGTGCGCCGCCTCCTCGGCGTCATGTCTTGGCATCGGCCACACATCAATAGATCCCGGCGTGATTCGTGCTAACCCACCACGCTGGCCGGGGTCGATGCCAATGTAATTCAATCCCCGAAGTCGGACAGCGCCGCCTCGTCTGCGTCCATGACGTAACCATCAGCGGTCACGCCAGAGAAGTCCTCAATCGGAGACGACTCACGCCAGACAGGATTGTGGATCTGCACAGCACGCAGCGCCCACGTGATTCCAAAGATGCCAGACATGTAGTAAGCCTTAGCATCAAAGCTCACAACCATTTCAGTCCCCCGACCTAGGCGAGTAGTCTTATTGACAGGCAGGCGGTTACCCTGCGTGTCAACTACAGGCACATCAACAGGGAACAGACGCCCGTCCTTCTGCTTGCGGTGTGCTTTAGTATTGAACTTGAAGAGGAGGTTACCAGTTTCATTACCGTCGCGGTCCTCTTCGTTCTTCATTGGAATCAAAGGCTCACGGCGTTGCAGTTTCTTTTTACCGGAGGCGTCGAGGTACTCTTGGTAAAGCTCCTCAGCCATAGCTTCCATAGTAATACGGAAGTCAGTAACTTCGTCAGGGTCAGCGGATAGTGACACACTGTATCCACCCTCTTTGTCGTCTGAGTTATAGAACTTAGGTTCACCCAGCGTCAGGTAGAACGCGCGGAGTTTAGGAGTAAAGAGTTTCTGTCGTTGAACGTAAATGCGGCCAGCCATGCTATGCGAAGAAGTAAGTTGATGCGGTGAGTTGGTTGATGTCAAGACTACCCGGCAGCGGTGCATCAGGTAGCTGTGTACTAGGAGCTAGTGTAGTTTGCACTTCGTGCTTAAGCTTTGCAAGCAAGTCGTCACTAAAAATTTCACGGTAGACATTTCGTAGACAACGATTCATTTGCGGAATGTAGTGAGCGTGACACCCGAAGCTATCATGAATCATCATGAAGTCCGTAACGCCTAGCTCAGCCATCTTGTTTACAGTAAGAGTAGCGGCGGCGGCATCAAGTGAGTGGATGTAGTTAGGACAGAAACCGTTGGCTGACTTACGGCGATCAACCTGATCGCTCCAGTCCCGCAGGTACACCTTTACTTTACGTTGCGCCTGCACCTCAACCGTGCGAGCCGTTGACTTACAGTAGTTCTGTTTGATGCGGAGGCCAGTCGGTGCCGTCCAAGTTAGATGAACGTTCTGCTTGCTGGCTTCGTCCGCTAGTTCTCTCATCCACGCCATCGCTTGGCTTGCCGCAGAAACCGTTAACGAAAGTGCCTCCGAAATTTTTTGGGCCAAAAAATACGTGGCCTTGTAGGTGGAGCGTGGCGGGAAGGGTGCCGGGTCGAGCCGCTGGTTGCGGACAATATCGTAGTACCATTCACTGACGTAGTGCTGCCTGCTGTACATCGTTGACGAGTACACATCAGTCATGACTACTTTCTTTGTAGCTTTGCGCGGTAGGCTACCGTTGCATAGGTTGAGCCAAGCGACAGCTAGATCCTTATCCTTACTGTTGCTGCCTGCTACCTGCCGCAGTAGCTCGGTCGTCCGGTCAGCCACGTCTTGGTAGATATCACTCGGCTGATCCTGCGCTACAATATTAGTAGCCTTACCGCCCACCGGGTCACGCAGTAGTAGGCTGTAGATCTGAAGCCCGTTGTTACTACCATCAACAGAGAT